TTTTAGGCTTTTTTAAAAAAAGAGTGATTGATTTTATTAGGATTATTTTTTATCTTATATAATATATTCTATAAAATTGGGTCTGTTCCAATGCAAAAAAACCTAATGATGGGTATAATACAAGTGGTTATGCTTGCCGCACTCTTGCAAGGTCACGCTGTCTTGTATTATGCCAGCCCCCCTATCTAAAAAAGCTGGAACATTGGAACAAAGTGACTTAACTTATTGATCTACAACGTAAAAACCTGTTCCAACTTTTTTAGCGAGTTGGAACAAAACTTGGAACATGGAACAGCTTTGCTCTATACTGTACGGTTATACAGTTTTGTTCCAGTTGGTTATTCTTCAAAGCTGTACGGTTATACAGTTTTGTTCCAGTTGGTTATTCTTCAAGATTTACTCAGCTACTCTTTGTGCACTGACCTGCTAAGTCGATCCCCACCGTACACCATCCCCCCAGATTTATCGGAGGGATCCGTAGGCAAGGCTACACACTTGAACTCGCACAAATCACCGGACACTTTTCAAAAATCCGAGTTAGTCAGACCCCACCCCCTGCTATATAGAAACACCCCCCGGTAGGATTCCTTACCTCCTCTTGCTTTGCATACCGCCACCATGTTTAACTCCAATAAACTTGGGGGACCCCATGCAAGCGTTATATCCGCAAATAGACGAAAACATCCCGATTCCTAAACGATCTTCTAGGAATTTAGAACTTAATACGCACGATGAAATACGAGTACGTGCTACAACCATAAAATATATATCTGATATATCAGGTGAGCCTGTAATACCTGACTCGGACGATCAGGTGGGTGCAGAAGTGCTTGCTCATCAGATGGTAACGGATCCAGACAGCAAACCCGATTTTAGCCGGTACTCTAACTCTACTATGGCTTGGCTTGCTGGGTTGGTAGCTCAGAGTAATGTCCAACTCGTAGATGAGTTGTCTGAGTTAAAAATGTATGTGGTCAACAAGCTGCTATACATTGCCGAGGATGTGAACTCATCTACTAAAGAGCGGCTTGCGGCGATATCCAAACTTGGCGAAGTAGACGGCGTTGACGCATTTAAGAAACGCAGCGAAACTACGATCACGGTCAAGCCTATTGAGGAGGTCGAAAAGGAACTCCTTAACGTTTTGGATAATATTGAGTATTCGGTACTGGACTACGATTCCAACGAGGAAACTAAACCGGAAGACGAAAACGAAGACGAAGGGGAGCCGGATGGCGAATATAATTGACTTCCCTAAATCTTCTGAAGTACAGATCTTATGCTGTTCTTATTGCGGTGCAGCAGAATTTTATCTTATATCCAACGGTTCAATACTTTGTATGGCTTGCGATGAAACGTATGATGGACTTGCTTGGGGTGTCGCTGTAGACCAAGAAGATTATGATCCGCCACCCCCATTAGCTGCATGACGCCCGATCAAGTACAAAAGATTCGCAGCGCACTGCCCACCATGCCGGATAAAGAGAAGCGGCGGGTAGCGGGGCTTTTGAAGTCTTATCAAGATAATTTGATTAAGACCAAAGCCAAAGACGATTTCCTTAGCTTTATCAAGCACGTATACCCCGGATACAAAGTGGGTCCGCACCACTACAAGCTGGCTAGGATTTTTGAGGAGATTGCAGCGGGGAAGAAGAAAAGAGTCATCGTCAATATTGCACCGCGTCACGGCAAGAGTGAGATGATTTCCTACCTTGCCCCGGCGTGGTTCCTTGGCAAGTACCCGCAGAAGAAAGTCATCATGGCTTCGCACACCGCAGACCTTGCGGTGAACTTTGGCCGACGAGTCCGTAACCTAGTAGGGAGTGACCTATACCATGACATCTTTCCGCAGGTTGAGTTACAAGCGGATAGCAAAAGCGCGTCACGTTGGGGGACCAACTTTAATGGAGAGTATTTTGCTATTGGTGTGGGCGGTGCTTTGGCTGGTCGCGGTGCCGATCTATTCATTATCGATGATCCACATTCAGAGCAGGAAGCAAAACAGGGAACACCTCATGTCTTTGAGCCAGCATGGGAATGGTTCCAGTCAGGACCTATCCAGCGATTGATGCCGGGAGGCGCAATCATTGTTGTCATGTGCATGACCGGGGATACCCCGGTGCTGATGGCGGATGGCACGGAAAGACGGTTGGACCAAATTAAAGTTGGCGATCAGGTAGCAACCTATGACAAAGGGAAACTCACTACTTCCAGAGTCGTAAATCATCGATCAAATAATGTTGATTCGGTATATACAATACAAACACAATTTGGCAGAATTTTCCGAGCCAATGAGAGACATCCGTTTCTTGTTGAGCAAAACGGAGAACAACAATGGGTACGACTGCGCGACCTGAAGCCGGGTATGTTGCTTGTAGCACTGAAAGATGCGGTAGACCCGCACGTTCACAAACCAGACCCGGGCTGTGTCACCCCTGTCAAGCCAAAGCTGCATACCACAGAAAACATCCTGATGCGCCTTATGAGCCGCTTGGGCATCACGGTAAATTACGAGGCAAAACCTGCGCTTACGAAAAATGCACAGAACCAGCTAAAATTAAAAGTCTTTGCCAATCCCATTACAACAAGACTCGTTGGGCAAATGGAGTCCGTCCTCCATCGTATACCGCAGAACAACGTCGGGGAAAACGGATTAAGTCCCGGTATGGGATCACTGTGGAACAGTATGAACAGATGGTTGCAGAGCGTGGCAACCGCTGTGATGTCTGTGGTCAACCCCCTTCCAAAAAGAACACTCGCGCCAATTGGAACGGGAAGTTGTGCATCGACCATTGCCACGATACCGGGAAGGTCCGTGGACTTCTTTGCAACGACTGCAACCTTACAGTCGGGTATGGCAAGACCCCCGAAATCTTGCGCAACGCAGCAGAATATCTCCGACTTTACAGTTGATCCAATAGTCAGTATTACATATAGCGGGTGTGAGGAGGTCTTTGATCTTCAGGTAGAACGCACTGAAAACTTTATTGCCAATGGTGTTGTAAGCCATAACACTCGATGGTCAAAATTGGACCTGACCGGTCAGATCGTTGACCACATGTTGAAGAATGACGATGCAGACGAGTGGGAGGTGGTTGAGTTCCCGGCCATCTTGAATGACAAGCCGCTGTGGCCTGAGTTTTGGCCTATTGAGGAGTTGTTGGCTAAAAAGGCGGGTATGGACGTGCGGTATTGGCAAGCCCAGTACATGCAAGAGCCAACGTCGGAGGAAGGCGCCCTTATAAAGAGAGAATGGTGGAACGTTTGGGAGCAGGACTCTCCACCCCAGTGCGAGTTCATTATTATGAGTCTCGACGCCGCTCAGGAGGCCAATACTCGGGCGGACTTTAACGCCTTGCTGGTCTGGGGCGTGTTCCTGAATGAACAGTCCAAGATGCGTAACATAATCCTTCTCAATGCCATTAAAGAACGGTTAGAATTCCCAGAATTGAAAAACCTTGTTCTGGAACAGTACAAGGAGTGGAACCCCGACTCATTTATTGTAGAGAAGAAATCCAACGGTGCTGCGCTCTATCAGGAGATGCGGCGTATGGGAGTGCCTATTAGTGAGTTCACCCCCGGCAAAGGACAAGACAAGATATCGAGAGTTAACGCTGTTGCCGATCTCTTCTCTGCGGGAATCGTTTGGGCGCCAGATAGAAGATGGGCCAAAGAGGTTATTGAAGAGTGTAACGACTTCCCAGCAGGGAAGAATGATGACCTTGTTGACGCCACCTCCCTTGCACTACTTCGTTTTAGGCAGGGAGGGTTTATCCGTCTCCCGTCCGACGAAGCTGAGCCGGTAAAGTGGTTTAAGAGTGCTAGACGTGGTGGATATTATTGAGGATTAGGTTATGACTAGAGTAATTAATGGGTATAGATACGATCCTGATAACGACAATAATATCGAGACTAAACCACTTAAGATTAATCTGGATGAAATGGAGTCCAGACTTAGTGCTATACAAACGGCTACAAAGCTAGGTTATAAAATGCCTAGCCCGGAAGAGTTAACAGCACTAAGACTCAAAGAAGGGCGTTCAGATTTTGGATTTAATTATTTGGATGAAAACAAACAGCCCGTTTCAAATCATTTTGGTAAAGAAGCCAAACACCTATATAACGATTTGACTAATAGGCTTTATTCTCCGGTAGTGGCAGCGAATGTCGCTAATTTTACCAATTCGATGAATATTGCAAATAGACTTAAAAAAGATTGGGCGGAAGTTTGGAACGGTACGGGTGTAAATAGATTTGGGCAAACGGGCGCGGAATACGCACAAGATATTAGAGACACTATAGCTAACGCGGTGCCACATGGTGCGAATCAAGAGTTATTGGGGCATATAAAAAACTCAGTATTACCCCCGCCTCCCCCACCGCCGCCACCCACGGACAATACAGATCAGACACAAAACTCCGATGCTGGCAAACAGGTTATGTCTGCGGACCCATACGCATTGCCGTTTAATTACCGGGCTGGCGGTCGTGTTCGCATGATATGATTAGAAAACGGTGCCTAAAGTGCAAAAAAGTTAAGGAAATCAACGCTTTCGTGCACCGAAAAGACGAGAAAAACCGTCGAAAAACGTGTAAAACATGCGTTTATGAAAGGGAAAGAAACAGTATCGCATACGCAAAAAAGATCAAAAACGCTAGTAAATTGAGGCGTTTTTTGAAGAAAGCCGACCCTATAAGGCGTTGGGCCAATGATGCATATGGGAATTTAAGCAAAAGATCCAAAGAAAATAACATAAAAATGACTTTGACGAGGGATTGGCTACGTGCAAACGCGAGAACTCATTGCCCTATGCTTGGCGTTCGTCTTGACTATGCAGCACGTAGAAACGTGGCTATACGGGCGTCAGTGGATAGGATTAACCCAAATAAAGGGTATACTCCAGAAAATTGTCAAGTGGTTTCGTTCCGTGCCAACAGCATTAAGAACGATGCTACTATTAAAGAACTTGAAATGATTGTCAGGAATCTCAAGAAGTTAGGAGCCAAACATGGCTGTAGATAAAGCACTGTATCAAGCCCCGCAGGGGTTAGGCTCGTTGGATGACGGCAGTGAGCCTCTTGAGATTGAAATTGTTGATCCAGAAGAACTTAATATTTCTGGCCCCGGCTTTGAAATGCACATCGACCATGCGGATAATACGGAGCCGTTCGACGCAAATCTTGCGGAGTTAATTCCTGAAAATCAGTTGACGTCTTTGGCCTATGAGTTGCTTGGCGATCTTGAAGAAGATATGTCTAGCCGGAAAGATTGGCTGGATACTTATGTTAAAGGATTACAGCTTCTTGGATTGAGGTATGAAGAGCGTAGTGAACCGTGGCCCGGTGCGTGTGGTGTGTATCACCCTTTGTTGATGGAGTCAGCGGTTAAGTTTCAGTCTGAAACTATCATGGAGACGTTCCCGTCCGCAGGGCCAGTTAGAACGGTAATTATTGGCAAAGAGACTGCTGAAAAGAAACAAGCGGCGGCGCGTGTCGAAGCCGACATGAATTATGAATTGACTGAGGTGATGAAAGAGTATCGCCCAGAACATGAGCGATTGCTACTCTCGGTATCGCTCAGCGGTAATGCGTTCAAGAAGATTTACTTTGACCCGTCGATCAATCGTCAGGTGGCGATGTTCATATCGTCCGAAGATGTCATTGTGCCTTATGGTGCGGTGAACATTGAACAGGCGGAGCGCATTACGCACAGGATGCGTAAGACCAAGAACGAGCTGATCAAATTACAGGTGGCAGGGTTTTATCGGGACGTTGATCTAGGCGATCCTGTTCGCGTGATGGACGAGGTTGAGAAGCGCAAAGCTGAACAACAAGGGTTCTCGGCGTCGATGGACGACCGATTTCAAATATTGGAGATGCACGTCAATCTGGATCTCCCCGGATATGAGGACGAAGACAAACATGGCCCTACCGGAATCAAACTACCTTATGTGGTTACAATTGAAAAGGGAACCAACACAGTTCTCGCAATACGAAGGAATTGGCTTGAGGAAGACAAGCTTAAACTCCGACGCCAACACTTTGTTCATTACGGATATATCCCCGGCTTTGGCTTCTACTACTTCGGTCTCATTCATCTCATCGGAGGGCATACCAAGGCGGCTACATCTCTCATCCGCCAGCTTATTGACGCGGGTACTCTTTCTAATCTTCCGGGCGGTCTCAAAGCTAAAGGACTGCGCATTAAAGGCGATGATACGCCAATTGCGCCGGGAGAGTTCCGCGACGTAGACCTGCCGTCAGGCGCTATTCGTGACAATATTCTCCCGCTCCCGTACAAGGAGCCGAGCCAAGTCCTCACCGCTCTGATGGATAAAATTGTGGAGGATGGACGTCGTTTTGCGGGTGCGGGGGATCTTAACGTATCGGATATGAGTTCTCAGGCTCCGGTAGGTACTACGTTAGCAGTACTGGAACGGGCGTTGAAGGTTATGGGCGCTATTCAGGCACGTATCCATTACACGATGAAACAGGAGTTCAAACTCCTTGCAGCTATCATCAGAGACAACACCCCGGAGGACTACGACTATGAGCCTGAGACCGGAGACCCCTCTGCTAAACGCGCTGATTACGATTGCTGTGATGTCATTCCTGTTTCCGACCCTAACGCGTCAACTATGGCGCAACGCGTTGTCCAGTACCAAGCGGTACTACAGTTGGCTCAGAGTGCGCCTCAGATCTATAACCTTCCGTTCCTTCATAGGCAGATGATCGAGACGATTGGAGTCAAGAACGCCTCCAAGATTGTGCCGATGAAAGAAGACATGAAGCCGGTAGATCCGGTATCTGAGAACATGGCGATCATGGTCGGTAAACCTGTACAAGCGTTTATGTATCAGGACCACGGCTCTCATTTGGCTGTACATACTTCCATGATGCACGATCCTAAATTGGCTCAGACGATCGGCCAGAACCCAATGGCTCAGACGATTATGGCCGCGCTTAATGCGCACATTATGGAACATGCCGCGATGCAATATCGTCAGCAAATTGAACAGAGCCTTGGGGTTCCGCTACCTCCGCCTCCGATGACTGTATTGGCTGGCAGTGATGGCGATGACGATACTACTGGGTATCTACCTCCGCCAGTTGAAGCTCAGTTGGCTCCGTTGTTGGCACAGGCAAGTCAGAAAGTTCTTCAGAACAATCAGGCACAGGCCCAACAGCAGCAGATTCAGCAGCAACAGCAGGATCCGCTTATCCAGATGCAGCAGCAAGAGCTTCAGATCAAACAGCAGCAGGTTCAGATCGCACAACAGGAAGTTCAAATCAAAGCCCAACAGGCTCAGTTGGAGGGGCAGATTGCTCAGGCCGAACAGCAACGCAAGTCCAAGAAAGATCTATTGGATGCGGCAGCTAAGGCTGAAGAGCTTAAGTTCAAGCAGCAAGAACTCATGGCGATGAGCCAGCTTGAGGGAGCTAAGTTGGGTGCAGATATCCAACATAAACGTGCGGCGCAACTTGTCAGTATGGCAGCTCAATCTGATAAGCAGGATATGGATATTGCTAACCAGCAGCACAAACATACGATGGACAAGGTAAAACATCTTACGGATATCGCTGCCACTGCTGACGAGCAAGACCATTCGCATAATCAACAGATGGTAGATGCAACGCAGGCTGGCATTCAGGATTCGCTCAAACAAAAGCAGCATGGCCTTGAAGTATCTAAACACCATCTTGATGCAGTTAATACTGGGCTAGATGCCGCTCACAAGCGCGCACAACACCAATTGAGTCAGCAGCAAATGGTTCAACAAGCCGTTCAAGCTCAACAACAATTGCAGCAGCCTGATGAAAACGACGAAGGAGATGGTGAATGAAGACAGACACCGCTGCCGAGTATCTCATCAAGAAACTCAAAGAGCAGCGCGAAACGGTAGTGGATGAAGTGATTCGTAAAACTCTTTCACAAGAAGAGTACAGCAGATTGCGAGGAGTAACTCAGGGTCTTGACTTCGCAATTGAACTAATTAAAGACCTTGCAAAAACAGTAGAGGAATCCGATGAGTGATATCAACCTTGATGAAACACTAAGCACAGCAGAGCGACAGGCCAAGCAGTTGCCAGACCCTACGGGGTATAAAATTCTGTGCATGGTGCCGAAGATTGAAGACAAGTTTGGCGATAGTCGTATCGTTAAGTCAGAAGAAACAGTTCGTGTCGAAGAACAAACCACGGTCGTCCTGTTCGTGGCGAAGGTAGGTCCCGATGCCTACACAGACAAGACCCGGTTCCCATCTGGACCGTGGTGCAAAGTTGGCGATTTTATTGTTACCCGAGCCTATTCAGGTACCCGCGTCAAAATTCACGGGACTGAGTGGCGCATTATTAACGATGACAGCGTAGACGGCGTTGTTGAAGATCCCCGTGGCATTGGCCGCGCATAAGGAGTTTCTATGGCAGATGAAGCAGAAGATTTGAAGGTCGATGTGGTGGACGACACTCCACCAGAAGACCGTAACCGCGCACCACTTCCCGAAAAGATTGTGGACGAGCTAGAGAAGGATGACCTTGAATCTTATTCCGATAAGGTCAAACAGCGTCTGAGCCAGATGAAAAAGGTCTGGCACGATGAGCGTCGGGCCAAGGAAGCCGCTGCTAGGGAACGTGAGGAAGCGTTGCGGTTTGCGCAACAAGCTTATGAGGAAAATAAGCAGTTAAAACAACGACTTGGGGCTAACGAAAAGGTTTATATAAGCGAAGCAAACAAGGCTGCTACTATTACTGTTAGTACGGCTAAGGATGCTTTGAAACGTGCTTATGAAGCTGGTGATGCTGACAAGGTTGCTGAAGCAACTCAGCTTTTGAATGATGCCCAGATCAGGCTCAAGGAGGTTTCTAATTTTCGTCCCTCTTTACAAGAGCCACAATCGGGTGTACAACAGCAACAACAGGTTCAGCAAGCGCCCCGTATTCAACCTGATGTCAAGGCAGAGTCTTGGCGGCAGAAGAATACTTGGTTCGGAACTGATGAAGAGATGACCGCGCTTGCGCTCGGACTGCATGAAAAGTTGCTTAAATCGGGTGTTGATCCTCGTAGTGACGAGTATTACAACCGCATTGATTCTACGATGAGAAAACGGTTTTCCGAATATTTCGGGGATGAACCGCAAACACACGAGGAACCGGAAGAAAAACCGGCCCAACGCAAAGTCAGCACTGTTGTCGCTCCGGCTACACGGTCAACTGGTTCAAGGCAAGTCCGAATAACAGCTTCTGAAGCTGCAATCGCGAAGCGATTAGGATTGACCCCTGAAGCATATGCCCGTGAAAAAATGAAACTGGAGAACACAAATGGCTGAGAATCGTCTGGCTCGTGAGTTAGAGAATCGGGAATCCACGTCGCGCAAAAAGACATGGACACCGCCACAACTGCTACCTGAACCGAAGGCCCAGCCGGGTTGGAAGTTCAAGTACGTCCGGATTGCAACGATGGGTCAAGCTGACCCTACGAACACGTCCGCAAAGTTCCGTGAGGGTTGGGAACCTGTGAAGGCATCTGATCACCCGGAAATCATGCACCTCGCAGATAACAATCCTAATAGTCGTTTTAAGGACGGCATTGAGATCGGTGGTCTGCTGTTGTGCAAAGCTCCAGAAGAGATGGTTCAGCAGCGTAGTGAGTACTACGAAGGCATGAATAAAGCTCAGATGGAGGGCGTTGATAATAACTTCTTGCGAGAGAAGGATGGCAGGTCGAACATGCAAATGTTCTCGGATAAAAAGTCCACTGTCTCCTTTGGTCGCGGGAATCGATCATAACTTTTTAGGAGATTTTCAATGGCTTATCCTACTGTTTCAAGTGGGTACGGGTTTAAGCCGTATAACTTGCTCGGTGGTCGAGTCTATTCGGGTTCCACCCGGATGATTCCGATTGCTGAAGGTTACGGTACGAGCTTGTACTATGGCGATCCTGTTACTGAGTCTGCCGGTACTCTTATCAAGAGTACGCTGGCTTATGGCACGACCGCTGCGGTTGCTGGCACGATTGGTATTTTTCAGGGTGCGGAATACTCGACCTCGGGTGGTCCGATTTACGGCAAGAACCGCTATCAGTATTGGGCGGGTGGTACGGTTGCTCAGGATGCGGTCGGCTATGTAGTTGACGATCCGCAGGCGCTGTTCCGCGTTGCTGTGTACGCACAGCCTTCGGCTGGCGCGACGAATACCCCGTCTTCGATTGGGTATGTTTCGCAGGCGTTTGTTGGCTCTAACCTCAATGCGGTTAACGTTGGTGTGACCAGCGGTTCGACCGGTGACTCGATTGCGGGTGTCTCGTCCGCTTCGGCTCCCTCGAACGGTTCTGGCGTTATCCGTAGCGTGGCTAACAATGCTCAGCCGGTCTTCCGTGTTGTTCAGCTTATTCCGGACACGGCCTATACGGTGTCGGGTACGGGTACGTCGTCCAGCACGACCATCACGCTTGCCTCTTCCATCACCAATCTTCAGGCTGGTATGCAGGTTATCGTGTCGAACGTGGCTGGCAACGGTTACACGACTGGCGGATATCCCGGTGACTATAACTATGTCACCAACGTCAACGGTACGACTGTTACGATTGCTAACGCGATCACGCAGGCCAGTACTGTCAACATGACGTTCGTTGGATACCCGGAAGTTGTTGTGGGCTGGAACTACGGTTTCCACGGCTATCAGAACGCTACTGGCGCTTAAGGAGTAATGACAAATGGCTATTTCACGCGCACAGCTCCTTAAGGAACTACTCCCCGGCCTGAACGCTCTGTTCGGTCTTGAGTATGCGTCCTATGGTGAGGAGCATAAGGAACTCTTTGAGGTCGAGACCTCTGAGCGTTCATTTGAAGAAGAGACGAAGCTTTCGGGCTTCAACGCTGCCCCAGTGAAGAACGAAGGTCAGGCGATTGCGTATGACAACGCGCAGGAAGCTTGGACCGCTCGTTACAACCACGAGACGATTGCTCTCGGGTTCTCGATCACTGAGGAAGCTATCGAAGATAACCTGTACGACAGTCTGTCGAAGCGGTATACCAAGGCACTCGCCCGAGCAATGGCGTACACCAAACAGGTTAAGGCGGCATCGATTCTGAACAATGGGTTTAATGCCCAGTATGCTGGTGGCGACGGTGTTTCATTGTTCAGCACGGCCCATCCGCTGATCAGCGGTGCTACCAACAGCAATACGTTCTCCACGTCCCCGGACCTGAACGAGACCTCGCTTGAGGCTGCTGCGATTCAGATCGCCGGTTGGACTGACGAGCGCGGACTGCTCATTGCTGCTAAGCCTCGTAAGCTGGTTGTTCCGCCCAACAACATGTTCGTTGCCAAGCGCCTGCTTGACACTGAGCTTCGCGTTGGAACCTCGGACAACGACATCAATGCCCTGAAGTCGATGGGTACCATCGGTGAAGGCTTTAAGGTCAACCACTTCTTGACGGATACCCATGCGTGGTACCTCCTGACGGACGTGCCGAACGGCCTTAAGATGTTTGAGCGCATTGCCCTCCAGAACAGCATGGATGGCGACTTTGATACCGGTAACGTGCGTTACAAGAGCCGTGAGCGTTATAGCTTCGGCTGGAGTGACCCACTCGGCATCTTCGGTTGCGCCTGATGAAGTGGGGGTCTTCGGACCCCCCTTCTCTTTGAACTAGGGTTTTTGAGCTATACAGACCGACCTAGCGGATGATGCACAAACTGTATAGCGACTAGTGCATTAGGAGATTGACATGGGTATGCAGACTTTCCTTGGCCCGATCCTTGCGGGTACTCAGAAGAACACCAACACTGCGGTAGTTACTTCTAACACGCCTAGCGCGTCTTTTCTTAGCTCGTATGGTACGGGCAACAGCTACCGGAATACTGGCGCTGGCGATGCGCTACAGTTTATTAACCTACCTACGGCGACGCTTACTGGATACGGTACGTTGTCCGCTACTCCAGTAGTTACTATTCCCACGTATTCAGTTACGAACGGCAGTGCGACCACTAACTATCCGCTTGTGATTCCGGCTGGATCATATATCGACAACATTGATTTTAATGTTACGTCGGCACTGACGACTGCTGGAACGGCCATTACGATTGCGGTGCAGTTGATTGGCGCTCCGGGTTCGACTTACGCCACGGCGCAGACCCTCGCGAACGTAACGCTAACGTCGGCTTCTTTGCCTCCTGTTGGCAGCTATTCCTTGACTAATGCGGCTTCGGCTAGCCAGTATTCTCCTATCATTGCAAATAATTCGGCTACCCCGCTGGCTATGTTTCTCAATACCGGCCCAACAGATGCTCTGTTGCAGCTTAGCATTACGGGAACCGGCACGACTCCGGCTTTCAGTGCTGGTACTATCGGGTTTGCATTTAGCTACGCTGTGCGTAACCCGGATGGTTCGTGGTATCCGGTAACTCCGCCTAACCCGCTGTCGCCTCCACTTCCTGCTACTTATTAATCTTCTGGACAATCTTTAGGAGGTTAATATGACTGGCAATATTTACGATGCTGGTACTCCGGGGTTCAATAACGGGCTTTCCAATGCTGGTGGCCCGTTAGCTCGGAAGGGTTTGTTGAATGCTGCTTACGTAGTGCAGGATCCCCGCGTCCGTGATACTAACGGTCGCCAGAAGATATCAGCGCATCAGAATATCTATGATGCTGACTTTGAATATGGGACACAGCCTCTACGTTGGGAGCAGTTTACGTATTCGACGGCTTCCCCAAGTACGGCGATTATTCTTCAACAGCCGGGTCTTGGTGGCGTACAGATGCAGATTAGTACGGCGAACGATGTAACTGTTCGTCAGTCGCGTCCGTATCATCGCTATCAGCCCGGAAAATCGTTATACATGGCATCTAACGTTAACTTCGGCGGTCCTGTTGCAGGGCAGACGCAGCGCGTTGGTATCTTTGATGACGGTAACGGTATATTTTTTGAACAGGCTACACCGACAACGCTTAATCCTTTGGGTATGTTTGTTGTTATGCGTTCGGATTCACAGTCGCCAACGGGTGGTACGCCAGTTGATACTCGCATCAGTTATGAAAATTGGAATGGCGACCCGAATATAAAAACCTCATTGGACTGGACAAAAGTTCAAATGATCTGGATGGAGTATTCATGGTACGGCGCAGGTGCGCTACGTTGGGGCATTTTGCTCAATGGCGAACCCTACATTCTGCATCAATACGGTTCAGGTAACGGCGTCAATCAGGTATTAGGCACTGCACAGGTTCTTCCTTGGTCGCGTACGGGTAACCTCCCTGTTCGTTATGAACAGCGTCAAGGTTCTGCTACAACGCCTACGGTATTTAAACACTTTGGTGTATCGGTATTGGTAGAAGGCGGTGCAGATCGTCAACGCGGCTTTACATACTCGTATGGTCTGCCTATAGCGGCTCCGATTTTCTCAGTCTCTGCCAATAAGACGCGCTATCCGCTTATGTCTGTACGTATGAGGGCGATGGGCCAAATTACATACACACAAGCTAACGGTGCTGTAACGACTAGTACGACGACAACATTGGTAGCAGCGGCGAGTACGTTCTCATCAGGTGCAGTGGCTCCACTATCTATTACTGGTAATGGTACGGTTGCAACGGTATCTATCCCTAATACAGCAGCTATGCCAGCCGTAGGTAGTTCAGTCAATATCGCAAGCATGACAACTACTGCGTTTAACAATGCTACAGCTACAGTTCTAACAGTTGGCACAAATACATTTACGTATGCAAACAGCACAAGCGGTGCATGTACTATCGGTAGTGGTACGGTAACGTATACGCCAAATCTTGCGGGTCGTATGGTGAACTATCAGTCATTAATCGGTGGTGCTTCACCATCTAGTATGGCGGCTGTGACTGCACCTTCGGCTATAACGGGTACGGTTACTCCGGGCAGTTCATTACTGACCATCACAGCCGTAACGGGCACGATCTATCCGGGTATGACGGTAACGTTTACTGGCGGTACGTTTACTGCGGGTACGAACTACATCACAAACCAAGTTAGTGGTACGACAGGCGGTGTTGGTGTCTATACCATTACTACCCCGAATACAAGCGCTAGTACTTCAGCAACTGCTCCAGTTATTGGTGTAGCTTCGTTCTACACAGTTACCACGGCTGCGGTACACAATCTCACCACTTTAGATGTTGTGACGCTTTCGGGTTTCACAACGGCAGTCAATGGAATCTACCCAGTTCTTGCAACTCCAACAGGTTCTACCTTTGTAGTAAACCTTGGTTATGGCGGTACTACGGGTGCGGTGACGGTGGGTACGGGTGTGGTGCTCGTAAATTACACAGCGCGTGTTACGTCCAATACCAGCACAACTTTAACGATCCAAGATGTTGTGACGGGTCTAGCATTACCAAATGCGCCATCTGCGGGGTATGGATACTCAGTTGGTTTGATTGATCGTGGGCAGTTGCTACCGCAAACGTTGGTTATCTCGTCTACGGCTACGTGCTATATCGAACTGATTGCTAGTACGCCAACGGCGCAGGTTGGACTTCAGGGAGCAGTTTTTGTTCCAGAAGCGGGCCTTGGTTCACAATACTCGTTTGCGGAACGCGATACGTCGGCTACGGCGTTAAGTGGTGGCGAAGTTGTATTTGCCTTTTCCTCACCGCCTTCGGGTCTTCAGACTTTGGACTTGTCGTATTTCTTCCCGATTCTGACAAACATCAAGGGTAATATTCCTGATATTTTGACGATTGCGGTAACGACAACGTATCCGAATCCGGGCGGTACTGCTGCTCCTGTTTCGGTAAACTTGGTCTGTCAGGAGTCTATGTCATAATGAAAGACCAGCACAAAGCCGTACTGGATACGTTCTTTGCGTTCTTTACTGTTGGGACCATAATAAGTTGGATCCCAGCAGTGGCTGGTATTGTTTCTATTGTGTACTATATATTACGAATATGGGAATCAGAGACAGTCAAGGAACTAAGAGGCCGAGGAAGGACAAATGCCTAGTACTAGCGCCAAGCAACATAGACTTATGGAAGCAGTTGCTCACAATCCATCCTTCGCGAAGAAGGTTGGAATTCCTTCATCTGTTGGAAAGCATTTCCACGAGGCAGACAAGAAAATGAAACGTAAGACTAATTTTAATGATGGCGGTATTAACGTTCCCCCCACTGCTTTGGCTGGTGGTCGGGCTCAACAAATGCCTCCCAGTGCAGTTCCTCCCGGCGCTATGCCCATGAATGGAATGCCTTCGCGCGGTTTTCCTTCGGGTGGGTTTCGACCCAATATGGGTGGACGAGATAGGGATGAACGGGGCATGGGGCCTCGTCCCGGCATGAATCCGATGCAACAGCAAGGTGGTGGTCAGTTTGGCGGTATGTCAGCTCTACCTGCTATGCAAGGCACTAGTCCCGGCATGAATCCGATGCAACAGCAACAAGCTGGGTATAAAAAAGGTGGTCATGTGAAACCGAGCGAATTGAAAGGCAAGGCTAAAGAAACGAAGTCTATTGCCAAAGAAGAAATGAAGGCTCTTAAGCGTGGTCATGCGCCTAAGAAGGTTATGGAACATGAACGTGCGGAGCATAAAGCGATGGGCTACAAACATGGCGGTAAGATCCATCCTGCAAAAGTGGGTAAGGACGAGACCAAGCAGGTCAAGTACAAGATGAAAGAGACTGCGGGTGGTCGTAAGCCGCCGCACGGCAAACATGATTCCGAGGGTGACACCAAGCTCAAGGGCTTTGGGATGAGCCATTCCGTTCATGCTGGTCATGGTCGCAAGGTGAGTAAGCCAGCAACGCCCAAGGACGAGATGCCTACCAAGGGTTTCGCCATGAAGAAGGGTGGTCACGTCAAGAAGCATACGAAGAATATGAAGCGCGGTGGCGTAAGTGCGCGTATGAAAAAGGCTCCTTCTATTGGTCCGATGATGGGCGGGTTGCCTCCTGCGTTGGCTTCTGCTTCTCCTCCGCCGCCGATGGTTGGAGCCGGTGGGCCTCCTCCGGGTGGAATGCCGGGAATGAAGAAGGGTGGTCACGTTTCGCATCACCATCATCACCACTATGCCAAGGGTGGTTCAGTCCGTCCGGGCATTGATGAGAAGGCTGAGCGCGGTCACACCAAGGGCAAAATGATTAAGATGGCTTCTGGTGGGCATGTTGGGTCGCGTGCGGATGGTATCGCTAGCAAGGGCCGCACTCGTTGTAAGGTGTATTGATGAAACGGCGTAGACGGTACGATACTGGTGGGCAAGTCGATGAGGCGACGGCTAATGACATTCGTGCGGCAGAAATGGCAGAAAGAATTCCCCGTACTTCTAAATCAAAGGCTCCTCCCGTAGTTAAAAACGCCCCAAATGACGAAGCGGCTAATGAAAAACGTGCCGCACAGCAAGCGGCGGATAGTGGTTATAAATTGTACAAACGTGGCGGATCTGTTAAAGGAGAATCGAAAATGAAGCACGAACATCACAGCAAGCATCATGGGCATCATCCGAAGCATCATGAGCCGAAGCATCACCCGGAGCATATGACTGCTCACGTTCATCATCACAAGCATGGTGGGCATGTGGAGTCGCATATGCCGCATCACGAACATATCCGTAAGCATTTTCACGGTAAGTAATCATGATGCCTTCACGGGGCATGGGCGCAGTTAGTCCTAGCAAAATCCCTAGAAAGATTGAGCGAAGGGATGCGCACGTCCCCGTGAAGATGTATTGTGGTGGTGGCATGGCGAAGGGTGGTGGTGTTAAACCTTTTTGGGAGAAAGACGCTCCTGAAGGGCATAAGACCAAACACCTTAGTTCGGAAAAGAAATCCGCTGCTAAAGTTCGTGCTAAAAAGGCGGGGAGACCCTATCCCAATCTTGTTGATAATGCTGCTGTGGCAAAGATGGCGAAGGGCGGCAGCACCGAAGCTTGGACTCGCAAAGAGGGCAAAAACCCAAAAGGCGGGCTGAATGCCAAGGGCAGGGCTTCTTATAACCGTGCGCATGGAGCGCATCTGAAAGCGCCACAGCCGGAAGGTGGATCGCGTCGGGATTCGTTCTGTGCGCGAATGAAAGGCATGAAACGGAAGCTGACGGGTAAAAAGACCGCAAATGACCCGAATAGTCGGATCAATAAGTCTCTAAGGGCTTGGAACTGTTAAATGGGCCTGAACCAATTATCCGGCACGACATCGTTTCTTCCGGATCTAAATGAGATCGTAGAAGAGGCGTTTGAACGGTGTGGGGCGGAACTCCGCTCTGGCTACGACATGCGTACTGCTATTCGTAGTCTTAACCTATTACTAATGGAATGGGCTAATCGTGGCATCAATCTTTGGACGCTCGATAATACTCAAAGTATTGCGCTATCTTCTGGGGTTGCTACTTACGACCTGCCTGTGGACACTGTTGATCTTCTGGATCATGTGATCCGTACTGGGTCAGGTACGACTCAGCAAGATATCAACATCACGCGCATTTCAAGCTCCACCTATTGGATGATCCCCAATAAGAATGCTACGGGACGTCCAATTCAGGTTTGGATCAATAGGCTAAGCGGTCAGACTGATTCCAGCGGTAACAATACTACCTACGCGCCAACTATCACGGTTTGGCCTACACCGGACAACTCGACCACGTATACCTTTGTATATACACGGCTACGGCGTATGCAAGATGCAGGCACTGGTGTCAATGCGCAGGATGTCCCGTTCCGTATGTGGCCTGCTTTGATTTCTGGCTTGGCGTATTACCTGTCGTTTAAGATTCCCGGTGCTGCGGAACGTATGCAGATTTTGAAAGCTGCGTATGACCAAGACTGGCAAAACGCTTCGGAAGAGGATCGTGAGAAAGCTGCTGTTAGGTTCGTTCCCCGAGAAACATTCTTGAGGTGACACCATGCCTAGTCGGTTTTCGTCTGGCAAATATGCAATTGCTGAATGTGATCGTTGTGGGTTTAGATATAAGCTAACTGAACTGAAAAATCTGGTCATCAAGACCAAGAACGTCACGATCAAGGTTTGCCCTGAATGTTGGGAACCTGATCAGCCTCAGTTGCAGCTTGGCTTGTATCCAGTAAACGATCCACAGGCTGTGCGGGAACCACGTCCTGATATTAGCTACTACACTGCGGGCGGTGCGGTAGGTGGAGATGGCGGCAGTCGTGTTATACAATGGGGCTGGAGTCCTGTTGGATATAACACATCTTTGTTTACGAGCACCATGAATGGGTCGGGTGCGTCAAATGGTAACGATACCCCTCGCGGTGTGACG